ATTCAAAAAAGAATTGGAAGTTCAAGTAAAGGAAAAAATAAAACAGATTGATGTGGCTTTTGAATCTGGTGAAATAATTGAAGAACGTGCAAATTTGGAAAAAGAAAAGGTAATTCAAGAGGCGAATCAGAGTACAGTAGAATTTGAACAGCGTGCAGTTTCAGATGCACAGGAAAAATTAACAAAAATAGAACATCAAATTCTTCCAGAAAAAGCATTTAAGTTATTGGCTGAAGATAAAAATTTATCTCAAATGATACAAAGTGCAACAAGATTCAATAAAACAATGATTGATGTATCTGTGAGTATAGGAGAAGATGTTTTATTATTTGAATACACTTTACAGGCAGAAGACTATCCAATTATTCCAGTACCATATATGTATACTGGTACTCCATATCCAATGAGTGCGGTTGTTCCAATGATTGGGAAACAACAAGAAATAAACAAAGCTCATCAAATTATGTTACATAATGCAAACTTAGCATCAAATCTGAGATGGATGTATGAAGAGGGAAGTGTCCCAGAAGAAGAATGGGAGAAATATAGTTCTGCGCCTGGTGCCTTATTAAAATACAGACAGGGATTCACTCCCCCAACTCCAATACTTCCAGCCCCAATTAATAATGCTTTTTATACAGTAACCCAAGAGGGCAAACAAGATGCTGAGTATATTAGTGGAATACCATCTTCTATGATGGGGTTTGTCCAAAATCAACCAGATACTTATAGGGGGATGTTGGCTAATGATGAATTTGGCACAAGACGATTAAAAGCTTGGATGGGAAGTATTGTTGAACCTTCGTTGGAACATGTAGGTAAGGTATATGCAGAAAGATCGCAACAGCATTATACGGCAGATAAGGTTTTTAGAATTGTTCAGCCAGAAGCTGGCAAGATGAATTTAGAAGAAAAAGAAGTCAGGGTAAATATTCCAATTTATAATGATTATGGAGAGGCGATTGGGAGATGGAATGATTATTCTACTGCTAGATTTGATATTAGAATTGTTTCTGGTACAACAATGCCTCTAAACAGATGGGCTTTATTAGAAGAATATTTTAAATGGTTCCAAGCTGGTCTTATTGACGATATTGCTATGTTGGGAGAAAGTGACATAAGGAATAAGGAATCGATTATAGAAAGAAAATCTTTATACGCTCAATTGCAACAATCTATTAAGCAAATGGAAGAGTCTATAAAGGGGAAAGACGGTACAATTGAAACCCTCGAGAGGCAATTAGTTCAAGCTGGTATAAAACATAAAGTTAATGTAGGTGAAAAAGAAATAGTAAAAGATGTTTTAACGACTGAGGCTCAACAAAAAACTTTAAGAAATGCTATGAAAAATGAGTTTGAAATGGCAAAAAGAGAGCTTAAAAACAGAGTTGAAATTGATAAGAAAAAATAGTTGTATTAAATACAATAATACAATTATCTTTTAGCAAACAAATAAGAGGTAAAAATGGCAGATAATGACATGGGTAACGTTTCAGATAAAGAGACCCCCCAAATTGATTATAGTCCAGACGATTTCTTTTCTGCTCTTGACCAAAGTGTCAATGGTGGAATTTTGGAATCAGAAAATGATACTTTAAAGCAGACAACCTTATTGGAAGATGGAGAGAACAATCCGTCAAATAAAACAATGAGTCCTGGTAGTGAAGCTCAGCAAGAGACAGTCGAGTCTCTTAAAAAGAGGTATGCAGATTCAAGTAAAGAAGGAAAACGTCTTAACCAGCGTTTGAAAGAACTTGAACCTTACGTGCCTATACTCGATGAAATGCGAAAAGACTCCAATTTAATCCAGCATGTGCAGGATTATTTTGAGGGTGGAGGTCAAGCTCCAAAAAGTATTAAAACAGAATTAAAACTTGATGAAGATTTTGTTTTTGATGCTGATGAAGCCTTAACTGATAATAGCAGTGATTCTGCGAGGTTGTTTAGCGCAACAGTAGATGGTATTGTAAATCAGAAAATTGGAAAAATGCTTAATAAGGAAAGAGCTGAATCTGATAGGGTTTCTAAAGAACAGCAATTTAAAGACAAAAATAAAATGGATGCGAAAGAATGGAACGGATTTATTGAATATGCAAAGTCTCACAATCTTACTCTTGAAGATATTTTATATCTTAGGAATAGAAAAACACGTGAAGATAATATTGCAAAAAGTGTTACTGATGATATCTCTAACCAAATAAAGAAGTCTCAATCTACTCCTTCTTCTCTTGCTTCAACTGGTTCAACATCTATTGATGTTTCGCCAGATGATGATTTGTTTGATGCTATATTGGGGATTGACAAACAACTAGATAACGCATTTGGTTAATTAGCTTAACGGCAATTAGCTAGATGCTTAATTCCTAATAAGGAGAAAGTAAAATGGCTGATTTATTTGGTCTAGAAAGTGGATTTACTGAATCTGGTGTACGTACTGGGCAACCACTCAGTACTGGTGATCTTCGCAGGAAATATAATTTTGGAGACAGGGTATCTGAGCTTAACATAGCACAAGACCCTTTTTTCAGGATGGTATCAAAACTGTCGAAGAAAGCTACTGATGATCCTCAGTTTAAATTCTCAGAGCGCAGACCCTCATGGCATAAGAGGTATGCGTATTTAAAATTCTTCTCGTCATCAGTTGCATTACCAACTACACTACCAGCTAATACTAATAATATTGACGCTGCTGGTGATATATGGTATGCAAAAGTGGGCGCGGATTATTCTAATGAAGGTAATCTTGTTAACAGAGTTGGTCAAACGGTAAATTATGAAGAGGGAGATAGTAATACTCAACCTTTATTTTTTCTACCAGATCAAGTTGTTAAGTTTCCAGTAACACTTGGGAGTGCGACTGGTAGTCTTGATTATATTGCCGCAAGAGTAACTGCTGTTAGTTTAGCTACTTCAGGGTATGCTGTACTGACTTTAGTAACTGTTAAAGGTGTTGGAACTGCTGCTTCGGTAGCTAAAGCAATACCAACAAGTGTTCTCCAAGCTGGATCGGGCACAACTGAAGGTGAGGAAGCTTTAGCACCTTACAAATGCTTTGTTATTGGTTCTGCACATGCTCAGGGTAGTGGATATCCTCAAACATGGAAAGACCAGCCTTTCTCAACTGGGTATGGATGTACTCAGATTTGGAAGACTGCTATGGCAATGGACAATACTACTCGTGCAACCGTATTAAAATACGAGAGCAATGAGTGGTCACGCATTTGGAAGGAAAAGCTGATTGAACATAAGTGGGATATTGAACAATCATTATTATTCAATGGAGCAGCGGCTTATGCTACTGATCCGTGGTATACTGATGGTATTATTCAATATATTAGTACTTATGGTAATAGTTTCTCTCTTCCAATAGCTACAAAGACACAGGATGATTTCCTGGATGACATGAGTAACTTCTTAGACCCTCGATATAACAATTCGAATGCGACATTGTTTTTCGTAAGTACGGCAGTTTACAATTGGCTTCATAAATTAAGTGGATATTTCAAGAACAATGTTGAGATGTCGCCTAATTTTAGTTCTGAAATGGCTATGACTGGTAAAAAGAAGGTATTTGGTGTAGATATTGCAGTTATTTCAACTCCATACGGAGATATGAATGTAGCACGCAATATTCACCTTGATGGAACTAGCATTGGTATACTTGCTTGTAACATGAAACATATGAGTTACAGACCTTTGGTTGGTAACGGATTAAATCGTGATACTGCAGTATATGTTGGTGTTCAGACCTTAGAGAATAGTGGCGTTGACCGTCGGGTTGACTTAATCCAAACAGAAGCTGGACTTGAGGTACAAGTACCTGAAGCTCATGCTATCTGGATTAAATCGTAAGGAGGGATGACTAATGGCTAATCCTTTATACGGACAAAATAAAGCTGATGATCGTGTTGGCATGCTAATAAATCCAGGTGAACCGTCTACTTCAATAGGTACAAGTACTCAAACTCTTACTATAGATGAATTGTTGACTCAAGTTATTGAAGAAGACCCTGAGGGTGCAGCAGCATGGACTCTTCCAACTCCTGCATTAGCAGTTGCTGGAATAAGTGGTGTGCAAATAGGAGATTGTATTGATTTTTACATAGTCAATAATGCAACTTCTACAGCTGATGAACCCATAACTGTAACCATGCCTAGTGACGGTACTGCTGTTGGTAACATGCTTGTTGAAGCTGCTATGGTTTC